AGTTAGGAGGCCGCTATGGGTTTATTTGACATATTTAAACGAAAGAAAAAAGTAGTGGCACCTGTTGACTATGATGCTCGTCTTTTTAAATCGACATTGAACCTCTTTACCGATTTTGGTGACAACATTAACGCAAGTGACATCGTTAAGATTTGTATCGATAGAATCGCGACTCACTCAGCAAAGCTGAAACCAAGATATGTGAGGACTCAAGACGATAAAACAGTACAAGAGAAAAGTGGGACAATAGCATATTTGCTTAAGTTCCAGCCAAACCCTTTGATGACACCATATGATTTCATCTATCGAATCGTTACTCTCTTGTATCTTAATAACAATGCTTTTGTGTATCCAGTTTACGATAGAAACACATATGAGTTAAAAGAGCTATGGCCACTCAAACCAAACTCGGTGGAAGCACTAAAAGATGAAAGCGGAGAATTATTCCTCCGTTTTTATTTTACGGATAAGAAAGCTTTTACTCTTCCATATGAGTCTATTATTCATTTAAGAAGATTCTATGGAACAAATGACATTTTTGGTGGAAGTGGAGCAATAAGTGACCACTCAGCTTTGCTGAAGACAATCAAAATCAATGATTCAGTACTTCAAGGGCTAGATAATGCAATTCGAACTTCTTTCCAAATCAAGGGCTTGCTAAAGATAAACGGCATGCTTAATGACAAGGATAAAGAAGCTCAAAGATTAGAGTTTGAAGAAGCATTAAAGGCTTCGACTAATGGAAGTGGAAGTTCAATTGTTCCAGTAGACCTCAAAGCGGATTATGTACCGCTAACGGTTGATCCAAAATTAGTGGATTCAAATACCCTTACTTTCCTTCAAAAGAAAATCATTACTTACTTCGGTGTTAGTGATGCCATCTTTGATAACAAATATAACGAGAACGAATATAACGCATTCTACGAAGGTGTCATTGAAGGAATAGCAATTGCTCTTTCTGAATCATTTTCAAAAGCTTTGCTTACTAGGAGCCAATTAGAAAAAGGAGAGCAAATCATCTTCTATTCTGAAAGACTCCAATATGCTTCATGGAATACAAAAGTCCAAGCCATCGAAAAATTGATGGGTCTTGGCATTCTCTCCCTTAATGAATCAAGAGCTCTTTTAGGCTTTGAACCTATTGAGGGTGGAAACAAGCGTTTGCAGTCACTCAACTATGTTGATGCTGATAAAGCTAACGATTACCAATTAGAACCAATCATCTTGCAACCTAAGAAGAAGGAGGACGATAAGGATGACAAAGGAAACTAGATTCTCAACCATAGCAAAGCGTGATGGTGAAGATGAAAACAAAATGATAGTGGAAGGCTATGCGATAGTCTTTGATGAGGAAACTCTTATCGGAGATGAGGAACGTGGCTTTATCGAAGTCATTGATAAAAACGCTTTAAAAGATACCAACATGAAAGATGTGCCGTTTAAGTACAATCATAATGACGTCACATTAATCTTAGCGAGGACCAGAAATGGTTCTCTTTCTTTAGAAGTCGATGAAAAAGGGCTCAAGATTAGAGCGGAGCTCATCGACACAACTAGCAATGTGGATATTTATAAGTCCATTGTTGCTGGCTTATTAGACAAGATGTCGTTTGCTTTTACTGTCAAAAGTCAAAGCTGGGATAGAAGTGGGAAGATACCAAAAAGAACTATTACGGCAATTGATAGGCTCTTTGATGTATCAGTCGTTGATTTGCCTGCATATGACCAAACTTCCATTCAAGCAAGTGCTCGTTCTTTAGAGTTGGTGGAGACCGAACTAAAGGCATTGGATGATGCTGAGAACTTAGAAAGAAGACAAGTACTCGCAAAGCGAATAAAACTCAAAACCAAAATTTAGAAAGGAAAATTCAACCATGAATCTTGAATTACGTTTAAAGGAAATTAAGACCCGCCTTGATGAAATTAGAGGTCTTGTTGATGCTGAAACTGATGCTACTAAACTCGAAGCTTTAGATGCTGAAGTAGATGCATTAACCAACGAACGCAAAGCCATCGAAAAGAAACTCGCAATGAGAGGAAAATTCGATCCAGCTAATGTTGTCGAAACCAAATCCACAGAAACTAATGAAGAATTAGAAGCTCGTGGTAAAGCCTTGAAAGAAGGTAGAACTGTCACAATTACTGCTGATGGAGTCTTGCTCCCTGAGCACGTTGATGACAAGATTTCTCCATATCCATTCCGTGAAGTTTCTACTTTAGTAGATGAAGTTCACACCGTTAACTTAAAAGGTGGAGAAACCTATAAGAAATCTTTCGTTAAATCTCATGGCACTGGTGGCTTAACCAATGAAGGTGATCCATACACAACCGCAGAACCAGAATTTGGTTATTTAACCATCTCCAAAGTCAAGGTCACTGCTTATGCAGAAATCACTGAAGAACTTGAAAAACTTCCAGCTGCCGACTACCAAGGCGAAGTTGTCAAAGGTGTCAACATCGCTCTCCGCAAAAAGATTTCTGAACAAATCTTACGTGGTGCTGGTACCACAAACACCTTCAAAGGTATTTTCTCTAATGCTTGTGAAGCTTTAGCGGATTCTACCGACTTAGAAATTTCTAAGATTGATGAAAACACCCTTGATGAAATCGTCTATGCCTATGGCGGTGATGAAGAAGTCGAAGGTGGCTGTGTCTTAATCCTCAACAAAAATGACTTACGTGCATTCGCTGGCTTAAGAACCAAAGAAGGTCGTAAAGTCCACACTGTTGACTATAAGGCAAAAACAATCGATGGAATTCCATTCATCATCTCTTCTCACTGCAAAGCTATCACAGCTAGCGGCACAGCAGTTGGTGAATACGGCATTGCCTATGGTCCATTAGCAAACTACGAAGTCCCAATCTTCAGTGGTGTTGAAGTGGCCAAATCCACCGATTACAAATTTAAAGATGGCATTATCTGCTATAAGGCTTCTGTCTTCACTGGTGGTAACGTCATCGGCTACAAAGGTTTCTTAAGAGTCAAAAAAGGTAATGCTGAAAACGCAAACACCAATAATGACACTCAAGAAACAACCCCAGAAGATAACACTGATGGGGAATAGACCTTAGGTCAAAACACGGAGGAGTGCTCGCTAACCTTGATAAGTCGCTAGTCGCAATGTAAGTAGAATGGGAGAAATCCCTTTTTGTTTACATGAAGGCGAGTCCTTCCGTTTAAGAGTGATAGGAAGAATTCTTGATGGAATTAAAAGAAGAGGAGGTGTCTAAAATGTCGAGTGAAAACATGCTTGAATTGATGAAAAAAGCTTTGCTTATCCCTGCAACAGAAAACTATGCTGATGATGAGATTTTGATTCATATTGCCTCGTGCCGCCAGTTGCTAGTCACGGCTGGTATTCCTCGTGAAATCGCTGAATCAAATGACGATCCTTTAGTAAAAGCTCTCATTACCATATATGTGAAGACCAATTTCGGATTTAAAAGCAGTGGAGAAGTGAAAGAGCTTCCTAAGAGCTTTGACGTCTTACTTAGGCAACTATGCTTGCATAGACCTGAGGTTGATGGAGGTTCTTCCTCGTGATAGCCTATCCTAATTCCGCCAACATCTCCTTATTCCTATTACGTGTTAAAACGGCTGCTGATGATTTGGGTAACCAAGTCTTGCGGTTGGTTGGCTCCAAAGAGGTGGTAGGGGTGACTTCCTCTATCACTTCTAAGGAATTCTATTCATCTAAAGAAAGTAAAGTTTTGCTAGATTTTAAAGTCGCAATTCAAGCTTTCCTATATGACAAGAGCAAATACATTTATGTGCCTAATGAAGATACTATCTACAAAGTAGAAAGAACCTATCAAAATGGCATGTGGATGGAACTTTATTGTTCTGAAACTCAAATCAAAAAGGAGGAGATTGAAGGATGGATGAAATAAAACTAGAAAACTTAACTCCTGCGATAGAAACAGCGGTGAAGACTTATTCGAAAGATGTTGAACTAGCAATCGCGAATCAACTTGAGATCACCGCGGATCAAATCCTAGAATACATAAAAGAGAACGCTCCTAGAAGCTCAATCAATCATGAACACTTGGGAGACTCTTTTATAAAAGAATCCTATGGTGAAGGAGCAAATAAGACCATTGTCATTTACTCCAAATCCAAAGGACACATTGTTCACTTAATTGAATTAGGCTTTAAACATCGAAGCGGAAAAATGGTTCCAGCTCGTCCATTTATGCGACCAGCATATGATGAGTTTGCTCCTAAAATGCTCGAAGATATTAAAAAGATAATTGAAAGAGGTGGTGGTAATGCTTAAGAAATTAAGACAAGTCTTACTTACTGTTTTGCCAACAGTTATTTATGCCCATTTGGACTATGATAATGAGCAAAACTCAGAGCCACCTTTTATTGTTTATCAAGAAATATCCAAAAGACCACCAAGCTTTGGTGATGATAAGCCGCTTTATTATTTAAGAACGATTCAAATTACATTATTAACCAAAAAGAAAGATGAAGCTTTAGAGGAAAAGCTTGAGAAAGCTCTCCTTAAAAATGACTACATCTTTTTTTTACTAAACGAGTTCAAAAACTCGGATGGCTCTATAAATAGAGTCTATGAAATTAGGCTGGAGGATTTTAAATATGCCACAAAATAAAATTACATTCGGATTACGAAATGTTCATTACGCTCTTGCAAACCAAGATAGTAATGGTAACTGGAGCTTTGATACTCCAGTCGCACTCCCAGGTGCTCAAGAATTTTCAAGTGAAGTAGTGGGTGGAAGTACCAACGTTTATGCTGATGATACTTTATATGCATCCTTAGTTCAAAATGCTGGACGTACATTAACTCTCAAATTCACTGAAATCCCTGATGAATTCAAAACAGCGGTTCTCGGTTATAAGAAACTTGCAAATGGTAACTTAGTAGAAATTGCTAATGCACCAGTTGTGACATTTGCTTTAGGCTTTGAATTCCAAGGCGATGCTAAAGCTCGTAGAGTTTGGTATTACTTATGTAATGTCACACCTATTGCGGAAGCCACCAAATCTAAAGCGGATTCAATTGAAGCTAACAGCACAACTCTCAATATTACTGCTAGACCAATCGAAGTTGGTGATGATCTCATCACTAACTGCGTGTCCGCTAAAGGTGATAGCAACTATACAAACTTCTTAACAACTGCACCAGTGATTCCAGAAATCCCTGAGTAAGGAGAGAAGCAATGGAAAAAACAGTCAAATTAAATGGGAAGGAACTAAGATTAGCTTCTTCCCTTTTTACTATCATTTCCTATAGGAACGTGTTTGGAACTGAACTATTTGATGATGTTGAAAAACTAGATAAAG